TACAAAATTTGAAGTTGTTAATAATGCTCTTATTTATCCAACAAAAACTATAGACTTTAATGAATTAGCAGTTGTATATCATTTGGAGTTTAATGTTCGTGGAATATTAAATAAACCAGTTTTATTAAGTAAATTAGAAATTGCTTCTCAAGCATTTAATGATAACTCATTTAATCCAATTGGCACTAGATTTGGTATTGACCTATTTCCATATAAACGCTCAGGAATTTACTTTGATTACAAGTCAAAAAATCCTTTCACAATTTATAAGGGAAGCACACCATACCTATATTTAACAAAAGACTCTGGAATTCAAGTACGTGGAGATATTTTATCTCTAGAGAGTCGTGGAATTTCTCTGCCAGTAAATCAGACATTGTCTTCAGAATATTTAGTAAGTGCAGTTCAAATGTGGCTTAGATACTCTGAAACAGAATTCCCACCAATACCAACAGAATTATTTGAGATTGTATACAAACAAGATACAATAAAATTTTACATAGTAGCAGATAGCGACACTGGCTTAAGAGCAAGAGTTTTTGCAAAAAGCCTTTCAAATAATCAAATAATTGATGACATGGTTTATTATTGGAATGGATCTGTGGTTAGAGAGCCAGTATTAACATCTAAAGAATGGGGGGTACTAGGTATATCTTTTGCTTCTGCCCTTGATTTTGATGAATTCCTTGGAGCAATAAACATTAATGGTCCTGTGCTATTTAACAACGTTTCTTTCTATCAAGCCAATAACCTACAACAAATTCAAAAAACAATAACAAGACCTTGGATTAGGGTTAAGACAGACGGGACAACCAACTTTACATGGGGTTATTATTATAATAATGATTTCACATGGAATAGAGTATTAGTAATAGGATCAACAGACTTATATGGGGTAAACCCATCAGAAGTATATAAGACTTACCTTGGTACTAATAAAATAATATTTGACGACGATAATGGCTTGAGCCTAGATTCAGATAAGATGCAAATATATCAAGATATCACTTGGTCAACAAATACCGCTTCAGCACTGTAATATGGTATACTGATGGTTATGGATAATGAAATTCTTAAAAAAGTTGGCAATGTTCGGCGCAAAGTAATAGAAAAAGACTACAACTGGGGCTTATATGTGTACAAAAAATCTAATGGCGCTTGGTTTACTGACGGTACTGGAAGTGTACTAAATATTCCAGCAGAGCGTGGAGATATTTCTAAAATTTCAGAGTTAAGAAAAGTTGCTATGCATTATGGCGACGATGGAGAAGGTAAGGCAGTTTTTGTACCTGGATTAACAAGAATTAGCGAGGAAGAGCATTCTGAGCAATTAGATAGAATGAAGAATGGCTTAATTCCTTCCATGAATGATCATGGTGCTTGGGTAGCAGCACGACAAACCTATGATAAGTATGGTAGCGATGAGTGAAGAATACGTAAGAGTTGGTTTAAACACACAACCAGAACAAGAAAATGCATTTGCACAGCAAGATCCATTTAATAAGTCTTGGGATCAACTCAAAGATTTTAGTGGACTAGATCAAAACTTCCGCAGAAAAACTGCAAGAAATGTAACAAAGGCAATGACCTTTGCAACAAATGAATATCTTGATTCCGCCAATGCAACTCCATCTGGAGTAGACGCAAGTTCAAAACAAATTAATCCTGGCACGGTATATAGAAATGGCTACGGATTATTTGATGTAATTACTCCTCCATATAATATGTATGAGTTGGCTAATTTCTATGATACATCATTTGCTAATCATGCTGCTATTGATGCTAAAGTAGAAAACGTTGTTGGTCTTGGCTACCGTTTTGATATTGCAGATAGAACAATGCTAAGGTTTGAGATGAATGAAGACCAAGCAGCGGTAGACCGTGCTCGTAACCGTATAGAAAGAATGAAACTTGAATTACGTGATTGGTTAGAAAATCTTAACGATGATGACTCATTTACAAAGACAATGGAAAAATTTTATACAGATGTTCAGGCTACTGGCAATGGATTCCTTGAAGTAGGAAGAACTGTAACTGGTGAAATTGGATATCTTGGACATATTCCAGCAACCACCGTTCGTGTACGTCGCTTGCATGATGGTTTTGTGCAGATTATTGGTAACTCCGTAGTTTATTTTAGAAATTTTGGGGCAAAGAATAAAAACCCAATGACTGCAGATCCACGCCCAAATGAGATTATTCACTATAAAGAATATTCTCCATTAAACACATTTTATGGAATTCCAGATATCGTAGCAGCCATGCCTTCATTAATTGGAGATCAACTTGCATCACAATACAACATTGACTACTTTGAAAACAAGGCTGTTCCAAGATATATCGTAACTTTAAAAGGCGCAAAACTATCATCTGAGGGCGAAGATAAGATGTTTAGGTTCCTGCAAACTGGGCTTAAATCTCAATCACATAGAACACTTTATATCCCACTTCCTGGAGATACAGAAAATAATAAAGTTGAATTTAAGATGGAGCCTATTGAAAGCGGTGTTCAGGAAGGTTCTTTTAAAGAATATCGCAAACAAAATAGAGACGATATCCTTATTGCTCATCAAGTACCTATTTCTAAACTTGGTGGTGCTGATTCAGGCATTGCTGCCGCTCTTTCACAAGATCGTACGTTTAAAGAGCAGGTTTCTCGTCCAGCCCAAAAACACTTAGAAAAGGTTGTTAATAAAATCATTAGAGAAAAAACAGATATTCTAGAACTCAAATTTAACGAACTAACCCTAACTGATGAAATTGCTCAATCTCAAATTATTGAGCGATATGTAAAGACACAAGTTATGACTCCAAACGAGGCTCGTGAAAAGTTAGACTTGCCACAAAGACCAGATGGGGATGAGCCATTTTCAATGTCTCCAAGACAGTCAACTGATGCTAGGGCAAATTTAGCAGGTAATCGCCAAAGAGATGCAGAACGGACAAACAACAACTCTGACTCTCCAACAACCATTGCTGGTCGTAATCCGCAGGGTGAAGGTAGATCGTCTCAATAACTGAGATAGTCTTAAAATAGTTTGGTATAATGGATAACGATATGTTAATAAATAAAGCACATTGGGAAACTGATGGCGACAGTGTTCGTCTATCAATGCCTATTGGCAAAGTAGATGTAGAGCGCCGAATAGTATCTGGCTTTGCAACTCTTGATAATGTTGATAAGCAGGGTGATATCGTAACAACCGAATCTAGCGTTGAAGCATTTAAAAATTTCAGGGGTAACTTAAGAGAAATGCATCAACCATCTGCAGTAGGAAAGATAGTATCATTTAAAGAGGATCGTTATTTTGATCCATCAACAAAAAAGTTTTATAGCGGAGTTTATGTATCTGCTTATGTTTCAAAGGGTGCACAAGATGCATGGGAAAAAGTATTAGATGGAACCTATAAAGGTTTTTCAATTGGCGGTAACATTAAAAATTGGGATGACGCATATAACGACGATTTAAAGAAAAGTATTAGAATTATTAAAGAATATGATCTATACGAGTTGTCCTTGGTCGATAATCCAGCAAATCAGTTTGCAAACATTGTGTCCATTGAAAAAGTTAATGGTCAAAATGTAATTGGTGGATATCTTTCAAAGGCAGAAATTGAAAATGTGTTCTGGGACTCTGAAGCAGGCATTGTAATGGTTTCGGAATCTGAAAACGAAATAAGCCCTACATCTGGAAAACCAATGCAAAATATTGGATTTATTGAAAAAGGCGATAAGAATAATACAGAAACAATAAAGTTCTTAGTTGATAGTGCTAAAGGCATTAGTACAATTAAGATTACAAAGGAGGTTAGTCCTATGACTGAAGCAACAGATGCAGTAGTTGAAACTGCAGTTGAAGAAGTAAAGGTCGCTCCAGAGGCACAGCCAGCAGAGGTTGTTGCAGAAGCAACTCAAGAAGTAGTTGCAGAAGCAGAAAAAATTGTTGCAGAAGCAACAGAAGCCCCTGCAGTTAATGAGGTAGCACCAGCAGTTGAAGAACTTGCTCTTGCTAAATCAGAAGACGGTAGTGCAGATTCTTCTGTTACAAAAACAGAAGAGGGAGAGGTAGCAGCAGTAGAAACTGTTGTTGAAAAATCTAATGAAGCAATTGTTGAGGCAGTTGCAGAAATTAAGAACTCTCTTACAAATGCCTTTGGCGATTTAGCAGCAACCGTTAAGTCTCTTCATGAGCAGGTAGTTGCATTAAGCAAGTCTCTTGACAATGTATCAGGTGAGGTTAAAACCGTATCCGCAGAAGTAAACAATGTTAAGGGAGTTTTTAATGAGTTTGGTAAGCGTGTAGATCTTGTAGAGCAAGACACCGCTTTCCGCAAGTCTGGCGATCTAGGCG